CAGGTTCCGTCATTTCAAATGAACCAGTAATCTTAGCAGAAGATGCCACAGGCATTTGTGCTGTAAATAAAGAATTACATACTCCGTATTCTGAAACATCATTCTTTAATTTATCCCAATCCCAATAACCCGATAAATCACTTTCACTTAATCCCCACATATCATATTGGAAAATACCTTTTGACATCGGAGATCCTTTGAAGAATTTGTATGGTTTGTATTTTTCTTTTTTACATAAGTCGTTACTTTCGTAAATCGCCCCATAATAAATTGTTTCAAAAATTTGTTTATTAAGAGTTTTCGCTTCCTCATCAGTAAAGATTAAATCAAGTAAATAAAATACATCCGCTAACCCTTGCGTACCAATTGCAATTGCTCGTTGTTCTAAACCACCTTTTAACCCTTTTTGTGTTGAGTAGTTATTAATATCAACAACCTTATTTAAGGTTCTAACAACCTTTCTCACTTCCTCAAATAATAATTGGAAGTCAAATTTATTACTTTTTACAAAGTTTTTCAACACAATAGATGAAAGTGTACAGATAGCCGTTGTTTCCTCATCAGTATACTGATAAATCTCATTACAAAGATTTGATTGTTTAATAACCCCGATATTCTGATGGTTTGTTTTTCTATTGGCACTATCCTTAGAACATAAGTAAGGAACTCCTGTTTCTACTTGTGATTCAATAATTTTAGACCATATTGTTTGAGCAGATACTTTTTTACCTAACCCCATTTCCACAGCCGTATTATAAATTGACTCATATTCATCACCATAACATTCTTGTAATGGTTTTAAACCAGCACTAATAATATCATTAGGACAAAATAAATACCAATCCGTATTTTCTTTTACCGCTCTCATAAAATTATCAGGTAACCAAAGTGCCGTAAACAAATCACGTGCTCTTAATTCCTCAGCACCCGTATTCTTTTTAATATCTAACAAATCAAGTATATCTTTATGCCAAGGTTCAAGGTATATTGCCGCAGATCCTGGTCTACGTCCTTGTTGGTTAAAGAAACGTAAAGATTCGTTAACAATTTTAAGATACTTTAACAACCCTCCAGCGTATCCACCTGAACTTGAGATTCTACTTTCCTTACTTCTAATATTTGACATTGATAATCCAATACCAGCAGCGTCAGACGAGAACGTTGAGATGTCTGTTAAAGTATCCAATAACCCTTTTCTTGAATCTGAATTGTTGTAATGTAAAACACAAGACGCTAATTGAGGTACTTTTGTACCCGAATTAATCATAATTGGAGTTGCTTTAGAAATAAGTTGGTTTGATAATGATTTGTAGTATTCAACCGCCTCAACAAAACTTTCTGTAACCCACAACGCAATTCTCATATACATATGTTGTGGTCTTTCAACGGTAACACCATTAGGTCTTTTCAATAGATACATTTCTTGTAGCGATCTCCAAGCAAAGTAATCAAAATTATAATCATTATCGTGATTAATAACCGCATCAATCGTATCTTCACCATATTCTTTAATGGTTTCAATTAACTTGTCGTGTATAATACCATCACTATAAAGCATCATCATAGTTTCAGAAAAACTAGAGTTAGTTTCTTTATGATATGATGAAATAGCAACTGACGACGCTAATCTTGAGTAGTCGTGGTGACTACCTGTGTATGACGCGGCAATTTCATACACAAGTTTATCTAATTCTTTTGTTGTTATTTCACCCTCAGTTGGTACTGAAGTAATAACCTTAATAAAAATCTCGTCTGAATTAACATTCAAACCTTTTGCTGATCGTTTTACACGATTGTAAATTTTTTGTGGGTTAAATGATACATTATCCCCATCTCTTTTAAGTATTTTAAGTGACATCATATATTTTTTATTTAAAAATCTTCTTCAAATGTGATAGTTTCGTTCAATTTTGCTTTCTGATATTCCATCGTTCTTGATTCAAAGAAATTTCCTTTGGTTTCAACCGCAATTTGTTCCATAAACTTAAATGGTTGTTCAACATTAAATTGTTTACTACATCCAAATTTAACAAGTAATCCATCAACAACAAACTCCAAATATTGTTTCATTAAATTTGAGTTCATCCCAATTAACGATACTGGTAGAGATTCAGTAATGAATTCTTTTTCAATCTCAAGAGCCGATAATAGAATTTCTTTTATTCTTTTCTCTGATGGTTTTTCATCACAATGGTTATTCAACAAATGTATTGCGAAATCACAATGTAAGTTCTCATCTTTAAAAATTAAAGAGTTAGCATTACATAATCCTTGCATTATACCTCTTGATTTCATCCAAAATATTGAACAGAATGAGCCTGAAAAGAAGATACCCTCAACCGCTGCAAATGCTACTAATCTTTCTTGGAAAGAAGAGTTATCAATCCAATTTAACGCCCAATTTGCTTTCTTCTTAACCGCTGGTAAGTTCTCAATCGCATTAAAACACTCGTCTTTTTCTTTCGCATCACTAATGTAAGTATCAATCAATAATGAATACATTAATGAGTGAATGTTTTCCATTGCCAATTGGAACCCATAAAAGAATTTAGCTTCAGGGTATTGTACCTCTCGGTAAAAATTCTCCGCCAAATTCTCATTGACGATCCCATCAGATGCCGCAAAAAACGACAATACGTTCTTCACAAAGAATTTCTCATTATCTGTTAATTTTTCCCAATCACGAATATCATTCGTTAAATCAACCTCCTCAGCCGTCCAAAAAGCCGCTTGATGCATTTTGTAATATTCCCAAATATCATTGTGCTCAATTGGGAAGATAACAAACCTATTAGGATTTTCAACTAATATTTTTTCCATTTTCTTTATTTTTTTTTAATTGTTTTTTGTTTCGTCTTTTTGTTTTTGTTGTCTTTTTTCCAACAATTCTCTAACTCTTTGTCTTTGTCTTTCTTCTTGTTTTTCCTCAAGACCTAAGAATGTCATTGAACTTTCAGTATCAATGTCCAACATTGCATTATCAAATTTACAATTTTCAAATACAACTCCGTCATCACCAACCCTTGATTTTGTAATTGCTATTGTTGCCAATTTCATTTCTTTTTGTTGGAGTGTCTTTGCCACCGTAATAATAACGTGACCAACTTGTGCTTTCTTAATAGATCCCCCCATTTGATCTGTGGTAACAACATCAGAAGATATAGAACTTCTATTACCTTGTGTCGCTGTCCATCCAACCAAATTTAATTCGTGACACATCGACTCAAATCCTCTCATCACAGATCCCTCACTTTTCCACTCATCTCCCAAATTTTTATCGGGAACAACACAATCAATATAATCAAGTAATACCATATCAACTTTCATTCCATCAGCAATCATTTTTCTAATTTGATTTTTAATTTGTAACATTGTTACAGTATCCGATGGTAATTTTTTCATAATTAACTTATTTGGCATACTATCCTCAATCTCCTTAACTCTTGCCACAACCTCATCTCTTTTTTCTGACAATTCGTCAGGATGAATCTTTGTCCAAAGTGTGTAGTGTTTTCTTTGGATTACCTTTGGGTTGTCCTCAAAAAAGATCTGTAATACGTTATTCCCCATGTTAAATGCGTGGTTCGCAATCTTAGTTAAAACCGTTGATTTACCAACCCCTGTTGGAGCTAAAATCACACCAATTTCACCTCTAGCTAAACCACCTTTCATTAGTCGGTCAATCCCTGGTATTCCTATTGGAATTGGGTGTCTATAATCGTCATCTAATACTTGATCAATATTAGAAAAAACGTTTAAGATACTTGTATCTTTTTCACCAACTTGTAGTGCTCCTCTAACCATTTCTTCAAGAGCATCGTAGTTTTCAAATTCACCACCATCAATGATCTTTTGGGCTTTGTTCATTACCTTTTGTAATTCTTGTTGTTTACAAAATTTTAAAGCCTTCTCTTGGACGAAATCCACTCCGTCAATAGGTGCATCCTTAATTTTCTTAATTGTGTCCAACACAACTTTGGATGCTATTTCTTGTTGTAATTCAGATTTTGTAATCTGTTCTAATGTTTCAAATGATGGAGTATGATTGTATTTTGAATAATACTCTCTGATCATTTGTACAATTATTTTAAAATATTTATTCTCAAAATAATTGTTCTCAATCACATCAATAATTGAGTGTGAAAAGTCCTTGTCTAGGACCATTTGATTTAATAATTGTAATTGGAATACGTTACCCAAATACTCAAAATTTTTGTTTGTCGCCATATAATTTTCCTTCTGTTAGTAAAGATAAATACTATTAGTTTTGGATAAATTCGGGATAATAAAAATTAAAGTTTTTACCTGAAAAAATGTCAGTCAGGTCACTTAACATACCTTTTAGTTGTGGGCGTAGGTCTACGGTGTATCTTACCTTTGGTGGGTATAGTTTAGCATCAAAAGTTCTCTGACAAATTGTCATGTCCCCAACCTTAATATATACATTAAAATTTTCAGGACCGTCTGTGATTGACGTATTTAACATCTCAGGGTTCTCCCCAATTTCATATTGATTGTCTAACATATAGACAATACTTCTCATCTTTAAATTGTATTGTAGTTTTTCTGTAAAACTACGGATATAATCGTAAAACTCTTCTGATTTGTGAGCGTTTCTATTAAAACCTTTCACATTAAAAAATCGTTGTACTACGATATTATCATTACACATTAACAAAAACTCTACCTTTGTTACATCTTGATCTCTCATAATTTTGTTTTTACTTTTTGTTTCTAAATTTTGTTTTTTCTTTTCTTGATAATTTCAAGAATGGTTTTAAAAAATTAACCCAATTATCATCTCCTTTTGGGAGATACTTGAAGAACCCGTCTTCCATCATCATTCTAATTAAGTTTCTATGTCCTCTCCCGTCGGGATCCATCGACTCTGATTGGTACATTTCAACTAATTCTTTTCCTTCGTCAGAAATCAAAGGTTCAGATAAATCAACAATCTTTTCATTTATTACAAAGAATTCATCACCGAATATCCCCTCCTTTGTTTTCCCACTGAGTAAATTCTGTAAGACAACAACGTCTTTATTTTCTTTCAGTAATTCCTCACCTTTTGTTAAAATATCGGTAAAAGAAACCTCTGAATCAAGTATCTCAGGAAAAAACTTAACTAAAGTTTTCTCACCAAGATAAAAGATACCATCGATGTTGTCTGAACTATCCCCCGTTAAGATCTTAACAGTTTTAATATTATTGTGCGGAAACTCATAATCTTTAAGTTTAATTTTGTCTCCGAACTTATAATAACGTTTTGCTTGGGGGGAATAAATAGATACCTTTTCAGATATCAACTGAGTTAAATCTCTATCACTTGAGAATATCGTTTTTTCTTCTTCTAACGATACTTTACAGTAGTGTGCG